GGTATTGGCCTGCTGCGACTGCATATCGGTCTGATTTTGCGTCGCCTGATGCTCGGCCATGTCCATCTGACCCTGACGGTCCTGCGCCTCGCTGTCTTGCTGATCCTTCATCAACTGCGACGCCAGCTGCGCCAGCGCGACGTGTCGGTCGACGCCCATCTGCTGCCCCTGCATGTCGAGCTTTTGCAGATCGACGACGGTCTTGGCGTGCAATTGCTGATGCTTGAAGGCGTTCTCCGTCTCCATACGCTGGGTGTCGAGATGCTGCTGCCCGACTGCCTTCGCGCCATCCATGCGGACCTTCTCGAGCATCGCCTGCGCCGCCATCATCTGCGCGTCGGGCTGCTTCGGAGACGAGGTCAACGCCTGCATCTGCTGCGGGTTCGGCGTCTTGAAATAGCGACCGACGTTCTTCACGTTCGCCAACGCAAGCATGTCGGTCATGGTGTTCAGCATCTCCTGGACGCCGCAGATCGGATTGGCGAGCCCCATCTGCGCGATCAAGGCCTGCTGATCCTGCTTGATCCCGGTCAAGGCCATCATCCTGACCATGTCAGAACCCTTGCCGAGGTTCGGGTTCACCTCGACCGACATCGACGCATCGAACGTCGACGTATCGTATGGGACAAACTTGCCATTAACGCGAAGCGTGCGCGGCGGATTTGGGTTTTCGCAGATCTCATTGAAGAGGCCGGTGAACAGATCCTTGAAGCCCGTCTCGCATAGGACGCGAGCCACCAGCTCAACCCGTTCTTGAGCGCCATTGACAATAGCTTCGACCCCAATCTGCGTCGAACTTTGAAGCGCCTTGGGATCCAGACCTTTCGCCGCATCCGACAACCCCGTCCGTCGCGATAGCGTATCGTTGAGCGAGTCGATGATCGGCATCGCCGCCTGGCCGACGAACGGCGTCTGAGCGAACATCACGCTCTGGCTCGGATCGCCGCGGGTGCGGATGACCGCGCCGAGGTCGTCGTTGAGCGCGTCGTCGAGGTTCACCGTCAGCTCGTTGACGACCGTCTTGGCGTTGATGCTCTCGGCCAAGCTGTCGAGCACGCCGCGCATCATGTTCGTTTTGATCTTCTGAATGTCGTAAGTGTAGTCGGCAATCGAGTCGCCAACGATGGTGTGCGAGATCGGGTCGCACGAGAACAGCGCAAACTTGACCCGGTTGGCTTCCTCGTCGTGGACGATCTTATGCGTCTCGCCCATCGTGCAGATGTAACGGAGCTCTGGCGAACCGTCTCCATCCTTGTCCGCCTTGATGAACCACTCCCCGTAAAGCACCCCATCGCCCACTCGAGTCGACATGAAGCGGCCAGCATTACGCATCTGGCTTTCCATCGTCATCTCGTTGATGTCCTGGCTCTGGACATGCTCCATGCACTCTTCGCGCGTGTAGCCCATCGCAATCATCTGATCGACCGGCACCACGCGCTCGTGACCGACAATGCGCGAGTCCTTGAACGTCCGCGCGTAACGGTCGAGCCGCATCTCCTCAGGCGGAACGCCTGCAACCTTGATCAGCGGCTTGTTCAGTTCAAACTGAACGATGACTTCGTCAAACGTCGGTGGCGGGGCTCCCATCGGTGAAGACATAGACGGCGGGGGCATGGGCCCAGGTGATCCGTCCATCCCTGAGGGTGAGGGCGATGGCGGAGCGCCCGGTGGCGCAGCACTCGGCATAGGCGGCGGGCCAGGCGGCGGAGTTGGCAATTGCGGCATCCCGCTCGGCACTGGGTTGCCAACGTGGATCAGCTTTGCTGTCGGGTTCTCCATGATGACTTGCCGGATCTGGTCCGCCGTCACCCGTGTGAACCGCTTCTTCACCGTCTCCTTGTTCTCGTCGCACCACCATTTCACGAACCCCGTTTTTACCGTCAGCGCATCTTTCAGCGCGCCGTAGAGGATCAGAAACCCCGGGTTGTCGCACCAGAACGTATAGTTCACATAATTGGTCGCCTGCTCGGCCTGGTCGACCTCCTCCTGGCTGCGCGGCACCAGATAGACCGGGCTCTCCGAAGCCCCAAACAGCCGGATCAGCGCCGGCAGCATCAGCATGATCGCATCGCGCACGTCGGTCGAGACATAGGTCGAGCGGTTCGCCGTCTCTTGGTCGTGGCCGAGGATCTGCTCGTAGGTGGCGGTGGGATCCTGGACGATCAACGTGTCGGTATAGGGACTGCCGTCAGGGTTCAGCCCCGGCAGATAGCCGTAATAATAGCTCTGCGCCTCGTTGCGCTTGTGCGCGAGGATCGTTCCCTCATAATCGCGCGCATCCGAGATCATCGCGTGAATGTAGGAGTCGTAACTGTCGGGATCGGACGGATCATAGCTGCCAGAGTCGCCGCCGCCCCTGTCCTCCTTGAAAGAGGCGAAGATCCGCTCCATCGACATGGCGTTTAGCCCAGCGCTTCCTTGAACGAACGATAATATCCTGCAATCAGGTCGGCCTTGTCCAGCCCGTTAACAATCTTGCGCGCGTTGACCGGATCTTCGGTGTCGGCGTCGAAATATTGCGACAGCTTCGCGCCGGTGAACCAACCATTGATCATGCCGTCATACAGCACCAGCGCGCTCGGCTCGTCCTCGAGCATCCGGTGCGGATACTCAACGCACGGAACGTCAAGATCATAGGTTTTCTTGAGGATTTCCTCAGCCTTGACGTAATTTTCATACCACGTCAGCTGCACGAAGCCGCGGCCATAATAGCACTGATTGAACTCGCCCGCCGGCTCGCCATAGGACTTGCCGCCGCCCTGCCCATATTCCTCAATCGGCCGCATCTCCTGCGCCGTCTCATGGAACGCGGTGGCGAGCGCGTAAGCCAGCCACCGCAAGTCGCGATCCGGGTGGAAATTCTCCCAGGTGTCGAGAAGATAGTTCATCCCATCAACCTGACGCTGCGAGAGAACGCCGTTGAAGACGCTCTCCCGTATCGATGAGAAAAACTGGTCGCGGTCGATCATTTTGGTTCGGGGGCCGGCGGCAAGGTATTGTCGATGCCCGAGTCGACGTCATACGCCGTCACGCTCCACTCTACCACGTTGGGACGCTTGATCGCGACGATCACCTTGTCGTCGTATGGTTCGGGCAGATAAGCCGGCAACGGCGGGTTGATGGTGTCGGGCGGAACCGGCTCACCGTCAGGAAGCGCATTGTTGATGCGACCGCCAAACTTCCCCGGCGGACGATTGCTCGGATGACCCGGCTGGCTCGGCAGTCCATGATCAGGGTGTCCCGGATGATAAATCGGCCCGCCGCCGACATAGTTGGGCGGAACAGGCAGTCCATGGCTCGGATGGCCGGGATGATAGATAGGCCGGTTGCTGGCGTGGCCTCCGCCAGGAAGACTGTTATCGATATGGCCGGCTTCGAGAGGGATGATCCAATAGGCTTGCGGCATGGGAGCTACTCCGTGGTTGTCGACGCATCCTCTGTAGCAGCTTTCGGTGACGGTTCATTCGCCGCCGCCAATTTCTTTTCGATCTCCAGCAAGGCTTCGTGAACGGTCGCCCAGCGCGGCTTGCCCGACGTCGCCTGAACCGCCGCCCACACAAACTGCTCGGGCTCGTCGAGGTCGAGCAGCAAATCCAGATCCTTGGTCACTTTCACCGCTCCATGCGGAAATTCGCTCATTGAAAACCCTCCATCCCGCGCTGATACTCGCCGCCGCCGTCGAGCCGCCTGCGCACCTCCTCGCGCGCGATCTCGCGCTGCAACGCCTTCATCTTGTTCATCGCCCGCAGCTGATCCAACGGATAATCGCGCTCGATCTCCGCCGTGATCCGCGCATACGCCTCCGCATAACTCTCGCGCCGGGGGAACAGACGCCGCCACCAACTCATGGGTGCGAGTCCAGCAACAGCTCGTCGTCCTCGACATGAACCTTGGCAACCGGGACATAACGCTGATAGTCGCCGTCCCAGGCCTTGACCTCCATCGAGGGCGGAGCCTTCTTCAGTTCGTCGATCAGCTCGGCAACCGTCATATCAATCCCCGCAACCGCCGGCGCAACCGCCCCGAAGCCCCATGCTTGCCAGAAAAACCGCCGCTGATCAACGGAATGCCCACACACCCAGTCCGAAACGCATCCGCCGCATCCTCCGCCTCGTCCGCCACAGCCTGACCGTTCTTGTTGCGCCGATAGGAGCGAAGTCTGGCCAGTCCCTTCCGGCAGGCGTCCTCGTCAAACCAACTGATGCCCAAACATCCCCGCGTCGCCGTGATCCCGTCCTCCGTCGAATGGTTCGGGACCGGAATAACCGGCTCCTTGAGCAGCATGTTCAACTCATGCTTGCGGCTGTAGCCGGTGATCAATTCCTTCACCTCCACGTCATGGGGCAGAAGATGAGCCCGATACTCGAAACCCCCTACCTTGGCCTTGATCGCCAGCAAATCGGCATAATAACTGAGAGACTTGCCCTTGCCCTCGATGTAGTCGATCCAATGCAGCTCCCGACCCGCAATCTGGAACAGCCAAATCACCTGTAAATGCCGGATGCCAAGATCCCAGGCCGTAATCACCCCGGTGTTCAGGTCGGGGCTGACCTTGCAAACACGTTTCTGCGTCTGGAGACTGTTGAGCGCCTCCTGATAATACGCCCCCTCCACCGGAGCCGCGAAAGAA